TTACCGGTCTGCCGCGGCGCGCCGCCGCGCGGCCTGCACGGTCGGGTGCTGCGCCGCATAGCCGGCCGGGTCGCTGCGCAGCGCCTCCATGCGAGCGTTGATCATGTGGTTGGTCGAGCGCAGTAGCATCCCCGTCGCCGGGTCATTCGGGTTCCCGGCCTGCGCTTCCACCTGCGCCTGGATCAGCTCCGGCAGGGGTGCCCGCGATAGGGTGCTCACCTGCGGCGCCACCTGCGCGAAGGCTCGCGCTTCCGCGGCCACATCGGGCAGGTTGGCCGCCTCGGCCCGGCGCGCGATCCCCTCGAACTGGTCCACCGGCACATTCACGCCGGCCCGCGCGTTCGCCTCCATCGTCCGCCAGTCGGACGCCACCTGCTGCCGCTGCTCCGTGCGGGCGATCCGATAGTCGCCCGCCTCGGCCGAAATCTGCGACCGCGCCCAGGCCAGCACCCGATCGCCGGCCGGCGCCAGCCGCGGATCGTTCAGCGCGTCGTTCGCCCACCGGCGCGCGGCCTCCACGCCCTGGCTCTCCGCCCGGCGCCCGAACTCACCGGCGATCTGCGCGACCAGCACCTCAGCACTGCCCTGCTCCATGCGGAGCCGCGCCTGTTCCGGGCTGATGTGGCCGGCGATCACCCCGCGGTTAAGCTGCTCCTCATAGCGGGTCAGCGCCTCGCGCATCTGCGGGCTATCGACAGCCACCCCCTGCCGCGCCAGCAGCCGCGCCGTCTCGGCATAGGTGCCGACCTGCTGCTCCCACGCCTGCCCGGCCTGCTGGTATTGCGTGTTCGCCCAGCCGGTGAGCAGTTGCCGGCCGATGCCCTCGGCGACGCCGGTTGCCTCGCGCGCCAGCTCCTGCCGGAACTCCGGCGGCGCGTTCTCCGTCATCGTCGCGATGCGCTGGCGCATCCGCTCGAGGAATGCCTCAGGCGTGTTCCGGTGATTCGCCGCCTCGCGAATGGCGGCCGTCGTCACGTCCTGCTTCCAGGTGTCGAGATAGGCCACGCGCGCCGCAGCATCGAAGGCCCGTCCGGCCGGCGTGCCGTCCTGCCGAAGCTGCGGCGCCACCGGCAGCCCCGTCGCCGGATCGCGGTCGATGGCGAGATTCCGCCCTTGTTCGGTTGCCCGATCGACGAAGTACTGGTCCGCCTGCTGCTCAAACAGCGCGGAGACCTGCCCGGCCGAGCGCGAGAGCGCGAAGAGACCACTGGCCCCGCCATCTCCGACCGAGACCATGCCGGGCGGGCCGACGACACGCTGCTGGACCCGGGCGCGGTATTCCGGGAGGCCGCCGAGGCTGTCGCTCATGACAGATACCGATATGTCTTATGGCCCAGGTTCAGGGTCCGCGCGCCCGACTCTACCGCTTGCGCATACCCCGCGAGCGCGCGGCTGCCTGCCTCGGTCTGCGCCACCTCGCCCGACAGCAACGCACGATCCCCCGCCAGCCCGATCGCGCGGCTTTCGCGCTCACTGTTCAGCTTGAGCGTGTCGAGATCGCGTTCAGCCTCCGCGATGCTCCTGTCCGCGATGACGCCCGCGCCCATGCTGTCCCCCGCCAGGCCGCGGCCCGCGCGGAGCGCATCTATCGCGCCGAGCGTGCGCCGGAGCTGCGTCAGCCGGTCCGTCTCCTCACGCTGCGCCTGCTGCGCGACCTGCTCACGCTGATCGGCATACGCCTGCGCCTGGATCTGCGCCTGCTCCATCTGAAGCCGGCCCGCCCGTTGCGCCGCCTGCGCCCCACCGACAGCCGACACCGTGCCGGCAGCAGCCGCCGCGGTTGCTGCCACCGCCGCGATGATCGCCGCTGTCTCACCCATCTACGGACACCTCCCGCGTCAGGCCCGTGACCGTCACCCGGTATGCCTTCGGCACCGTCACATCGAACTGCACGTCTCGGCTGATGCCGCGCGCGCGGACTTCCTTCGTGCCGGTGAAGGGGGGCGGCGGCGTCGTGAAGTCGTCGCCCTGGAATCCCATGACGACCGGCGTGCCGTTCACCCGCAGGTCGCCGCTCTCGACAAGATCCACCAGGATTCGCACCAAGCGCTTCCGCAGCCCGCTCGCGTCGCCGTCCGGGAGATCCACATCCACCGGCATGGGCCGCACGATCTGCTCGAACCGCAGCCCGACATCCACGGAGGTCACCGCCGGCTGCCGTTCGTCCAGCAGGAGATTGCCGGACCCGTCCACCACGGCATCTCCGATGTCGTGGCCGTTGCTCACCACGCCCACCGTCAGGCCAGCGAGGTGCGGGAACGGGCCCCAGGATCGCGTCCGGCCGCCGCTGGTCTTCGACATCATCGCGTCGAGCGGCGCCGCTGTGTTGTGGGCGCGCTCCAGGCGCCATGTCCCGTTCCGCACCACCAGCAGGAACAGCGTTCGCCCCGTCGCCGCGACCGACTTCACCAGGCCGGAAGTCGCCCACGGCACCCAGGCATTCACCCGCTCCGCGGCGATGCTGTGCTGCACCGCGACCGAGCCATCCGCATTCACCAGCACCACCAGCTTGCCCGGCTGCTCGTCATCGCCTTCCAGGCCGGCCGCCGCCACCGGGTTGACCACCAGATGCTCGGCCAGCAGCGTGAGCGCATCGGTCGTGTAGGTCTGCAGCGTGTCCGACCACCGCGCCTCCCGCGCGACGCGGCCGGTGATGTCCACGTAGAGAAGCGCGCCGTCGTTCTGCGCCGGCCGCGCGGTGGACACGCCAGCATCCGAAACCGGCCGCAAGGCGAAGGTGCTGGGCGTGACGGCCCGCGTGTCGCTCGACGGGACGAACCACACGCCGCTGTCGGTCAGGATCAGCAGCCGGCCGAGCTGCGCCAGGTGTCGCACTCGCGGCACCGCGTCGATGCCGCCGACATTCTCGGTAATTGCGTCGGCGTCGGTCGCGTCGCGCGGATCGAAGTTGAAGGGCGCGCCGACGCGCGAGGCCCAGATGGCGCTGGGCTGCGCCCGCGTGGCGGCGAGCCACAGCCGCCCATCCAGAACGGTCCCGCACGAGGGGAAGCCATGCGCCTGCGTCCACGCCTGCTCCTGCCAATTCGGGGTCGCCGTCAGGTCAACGCCCGTCGTCGCGTCCCGCCAGGTGACATTCACCTCCGTCGCGGAGGTGAAGCTGTCGATCTGCGCGCGCTTGCCGTTCCAGCGGAGCCACTGCCCGACGCTGGCGGAGGTCCAAAGATCCGCGCTTGCCGTCAGTGTCGCTGTCGAGCCGATGGCGCCCACGGCGTCCGTCTCGATGGTGATGGACGGGTCTGCGATCCGCCCGAAGCCTGGCGTCTCGAACGCGATGTCTTCGACGGAGAAGGTAGTGGCGCCGGTCCGGGTGATCCGCTGCGGGTTCAGATCCTCGTGCAAGACGATGATCGTGTCGCCCGCGATGAGCCACGTCATGGCGTCGAACATATACGCCTGCCAGTCGCAGCCGGTTACCGGCGTGCAGGGCGTACCATCGGCCGTCCATGCGTCGAGGCGGCCGGAGCTCAGGGCGAAGACATAGCGCTGGTCCGCGCGGAACTTCGCCGGGATCAGCGCTGCCGGCGTGTGCGCCAGGGTGGCGACGTGCTCCAGCGCCGGGCGCGTCGTGGTGCCGCCCTGCGATAGCGGCCGGCGGTTCAGCAGCTTCGCCGCCCCGTTCCGATAGAGTTGCAGGTCGCGCCGGCTGCTCATCAGCGGCGAGAACTCGCCCTGGGCGAAATTGGTCTGCGCGCGGCGGAGCTTCACCACGGCCTACCCGCGCCGGCTGAGGGTATGCGGCCCACCGAAGCGCGCGCTGCGCAGCCGATTGGCGCGCAGGCGGCGGGACGATCGGGCCTGGCTGTCCGCCGATCGGGCGCCGGCCCAGGCGTCGCGCGCGAGCCTGGCGAAATACTCGCTTTGGCCCTCGTTCTCCTTCATCGCCATGGCGAACTTGGAGGCGAGCTCCAGCGCCAGGGCTTCGACAAAGGCCGCCGACAGGCTCGGTTCTTCGGGCTGATAGGTGCCCTCGGCCACCACGCCGGCGTCGGCGTCGCAGAACACCTTGTCGTTGAGCCGGTCGAACTCGATCGGTACGTCATTCACCAGGATGGCATGGATCTCGAGGAGCGCCGGGTCGATCTGCCAGGCGCAGGCGAAGCGCGCGATCGGCGCGCTTGCCAACCGGCTCAGCTCGCGCTGCGTCTTCGCGAATGACCACCGAAAGGGCTTGCCGCCCGGCATGGTCAGCGCGGCGCGCAGCGTGTCCTCGTAGTGCGTGGCGCAGGTGATCGCCTCGTCGCTCTCGTCGGTCAGGGACGAGATGCGGTCGGCGCCGACCAGATTGAGCGCCCGATTGCAGATGTCGATGGCGGTCCGAGGCATACCTGCGCCATGCAAGCGAAGCGCCGGCCTCGTCAATGAACGAACGGGGCGCCCGAAGGCGCCCCGTTCCGTCAGTCGGTGTCGGTGGCGGTCAGCGCCAGCGTGTCGGTCACGTCCACGGTCGTGCCGTCGTTGGCGTTGACGTAGTGGAGGCCCATCGTGCTGATCGCCGTGAAGGCCGTCGAGGTGAAGGTCTGTCGGATGATCATGTCGCCGATGTTCAGCACCTTGGCGGCGGAGTTGAAGTAGCCGGCCGTGTCCACGTCCGCCGCGGTGTCAGCGGTCTTGTAGACCCAGAGGGAAAAGCCGTTGGCGCCGCCGATGCGCGCGAGGTTGGCTGCCGTGTAGGCCATGGCTTAGGTCTCCGTCGCCTTGATGCGGACCAGGCCCGTCTCGTCGATGAGGGCGGCCCCCTGGCTCATCGAGTGCGCGACGAAGTGCGCGGCGCGGTCGCCGTGCCAGGTGATGTCGGCGGACACCTCGGCGCCGGCCGCGTGGCCCGCCGAGGTGCGATGGAACAGGAAGCAGGAGCGCACCGCGGACGCCTTCGGCAGCGCCGAGAACGGCATCCAGGTGATGCCGAGCCAGGACTTGCCGCGCGTCGTCGGCGACATCCACGGCAGTGCCTCCGTCCCCACCCATTCGGAGGAGGCGAATGCCTGAATGTTCAGCAGATTGGACCACTGCTGCGAGCCCACCAGCGCGAACCGCTGCCCGTCGTCCGGCACGTCCGCGTCGTTCAGCATCTCGATCGCGCGCAGCACCTTGTCGTCGGTCAGGCCGACGGAGTCAGCAAGGTCACCCGTGCCGGTCACCGTCCGGCCGGACGTGGCCGTGTCCAGCGCAGTGATGATCAGCTCATCGGTCTTGCGGCCCAGCGCCCAGGCGCCGGCATTCGCCACGACCTGGCGCTCATCGATATTGGTCTTCAGCTCATCGAGCTTGTCCACCCAATCGCCGGCGTAATAGTCCTCCAGCGTGCACAGGACGGTGGAGTGATCCACGTTCATCGGCGCGATGGTGCCGTGCCGCGCCTTGGTGCTCGCGGCGCCCTTGCCGGCCTTCTGGAACGTGGTCGAGGCGCCGACAATGCCGGTCTTGCTGCGGACCATGCCGCGCAGCTTCGAGCCCTGGCGCTGATACGCCTCGTGGACATCGGCCTCGTACTGCTTGATGAATGCCTGGTCGATCGTCGGGGCAGCCATGGCCCAGGACCTCCGAATGGATTGCGTTTCCGCATCCGCTCCGGTTGCCGCGGGGCGCGCCTTGATCGCGGTTGCCTTTCGGGCCGCATGGCGCTGCGCGGGCCTGCGTCAGCTTTCAGGTCATGCCACTGCAAGCGGGCTCGCTCGTGGTCAAGCGCGATTTATCCCGGTCGCCCCATGTGCGACCCAGGCATTGGCCCGGGGTACAACTGCTGCCAGCCGCGCGTGATCTCCGCCACGAACTCATCATCGCGCGGGCGGCCCTGGCCGGTGTAGCGCGGATCGCGCATCATCTCGCGCAGCTTCCCCTCGCTCAGCGCCGACGGCGCCGCCGCGCCGCTCGGCGCGAACCGCGCCCCGCCGGCTGCGCTCATCATCGCCTCGACCGCCTCGAAGCCGGCCTTGCTGCCAAGAGTGTCGTTCAGCGCCGATGCCTGCTCCGGCGTCAGCTTCGCCTGGATCTGTCCCCACAGATGCCCGGCCCGCGCGGCGCCGTTCTCGCCCAGCGAGGCCAAGAACGCCGATCGCGCGGCCTCGCGCTCCTCCGCCGTCGGTACGCGCGTCGCCATCGCCTGCGCGGCGATCCCCATCAGCTTCGCGAAACCCTCCGGCTTCACGCCCTGCTCATGCGCCCAGGCGCGCAGCGCGCCCAGCGCGGGATCGGCCGGGTTCGCCAGGAAGTATGCCTTGCCGGGTTCGGGCTGGAAGCCGTCGGGAAGTTTGTCCAACCACACCACGCTGTCGGGCAGTCCCTCCGCCTTGATCTCGTAGCCGTCCGGATTCTCGGGGATGCCCGCGCGCAGCTCCGCGGCCGCCTCATCCTTGAAGCGGCCGCGCATCTTCTCGAGCTCGGCATAGGAACGCGCCAGGGTCTCCACCTGCGGCGCGCCGTCCTTCCAGAACTTCTCTGGCATCCAATCAGGGCGGGCGGGTGGCGATGAAGGTGCGCCCCCGCCCGCCCCGGCGTTAGGCGCCCCGCTCTGCGCGGCCGCGCCCTGCGCTCCGTTGGCGCCCTGCTGGGCCGCGCCGCCGTTCTGTTCCGTCGGTGCCGGCGCTTCCGACTGCATCCCGCCTCCGGTCTCGCTCATCCTGCATTCCCTTCATGATCATCGCGACGATGGACCGCTGGCCCTCGCGGTGGCGCAACTCGGCGTCCGTCGCGGTCGGCTCCAGCACCTGCCCCACCAGATTCGTCAGCCCAACGAGTGCCCGCTGCCCGGTTGGCGTGCTGAAGCACTCGAACAGGTATTGGTTGAACTGTTCCTTCGGCGTCATGCGGGCGGCGCGGCTCCTGGAAGCATTCCCGTCGCCTGCGCGGCCTGCTGCATGCTCTGCACCAGATCCTGCTTCTCGACCTCGTTGCGCCTCAGCCGTGGATCGAAGCCGACTTGCCCGGCAAGCCAGGCGCCGAACTTCTGCGCATCCACGTCGAGCGCGACATATTGCGCTCCGAAGAACGCCGTCATCGTCTCCAGATAGCGCGTGTGCCGCACGATGTTGTCCATCGCCATCGCGCGTTCCAGCGCCGCCAGCGGCTTGATCCGGATCTGCTGCCCGTCCAGCCGCGGCAGCCCGCGCGTGACGGCGCCGGCCTGCTTGCCCAGCCACACGACGCGGCGGATCAGCGGAAACAGGAAATCGACCAGCAGATTACCATACGGGCCAGCCAGCCGCTTCGCCGCCTGCACCTCGCGGATGCCAGCCTCGGTCGCGCTCATCGGCGTCTTGTTGGTCGGGCCGAGATCCACGACATGGAAGAAGCGCCGGATCTGCGACTGCAACCGCTCGAGCTCGACATAGCCGAAGTCCAGCCCGGCCGGCAGCTTCACCGGCTCCAGCCCCTTGCTGCCGGGCGCACGCGGGATGATCGCCCCCGGCTCGATGATCGCCGTGTCCGGGTTCAGCACGCCGTCATCATCGGCATTCCAGATGCCGCCCAGCACCAGGTCGGCATGCTCCAGCACCATCTGCTTCAAGGCGTTCGCCGTCCTGATGTCCGGCAGCGCCATCAGCGCCGGGCCGCGCCCCATCGTCTCGCCGGCCAGGCGTGAATAGCTGAAGGCCAGGAACGGGCACGAGCCGTCGCCGCGCCATTCCTCATAGTCGAGCTGGTCGCTGCCATGCACGACGCGGAAGCACCACACCTCCTCGCCCGGCGGCTCGCCATGCCGCTTGCGCTCGTAGCCCTCGCGCAGCTTCACCAGCTTGTCGGGCTCCGCTGTCCTGAGGGAAGAGGGCAGCTCCGCCCGGGGATACAGCGCGGCGATGTCGCCGATCTTCACCTCGATCTCGCGGAACAGCGCCTCCGTGCCGCCGAAGGGGCCAGCGTCCAGGATCCCTTCCGTCGCCGGGACGCACCGGAACCGCAGCGGCTCATCCGCGTCGCCGGCCTCGACCAGCATCACGCCGGTGGTGATCGCGTAATCCTGGAACGCCTCGAAGGCGACCGTGCGAAACCGGCTGTTGTTCACCGTGGAGATGATGCCGTCGGCCAGCGCCGACATGGCGCGCTTCGCCGCATCCTGATCATTCACCCGCGCTTCCGGTCCCAGCGCCAAGTCGAACGGCTTCTGCTCGATCGGCCAAATATCGTCCAGCGTCCGGCTCGCGAACTCCTGCAAGGCTTCCACCGCCGTGCCGTCGAACAGCCGGTCCACCTGCGCGCGGGCCTGCCGCGTATAGGTCCGCTGGCGCAGCGGCAGGCAGAGTTCATAGGTGTCATCGAGATCCTGCGCGATCTCGTCGCGCTTCGACTTCGCGCGCTCGAACCGGGCATTGAAGCGGGCGATGTCGTCCATCACGCTCCGCCCAGGCGGAACCCAGCCTCGCCGGCCGGGGACAGGAACGCCGCCCGCCCGCGCAGCCGGCTGGCGAAGGCGTCGCGCTCCTCTTGCGCGCGCGCTTCCTCCTGCGCCTTCACGCGGTCGGCCTCGGCACGCTGCCGCTCCTCCGCCGCGATCTCCTCCGCCGATTTCTCAATGGGAGCCACCGCCGGCGACTTCGGCTGCATCCCCAGGGCCTTGGCCGGATTGCTCATCCGTCACCTTCTCCGCGCCATACCGGCGGGCTATGCAAGCGAGGCGCCAGGGCGTCAAAGGCGTTTCGCGGAGCCCCACCAGCGCGGCCAGCGCACCGGCGCACGTCACCACCAGCCGCGGCCGGCGCACGGCATGCGCGGGAGGCTTGATCCGGAGGATGGTCGCCGCCCGAAGCGCGTTCAGTTGGAACCAGCCAGCGACCTCGGCCTCTCCCGCGAGCCGGACCTGCAAGCCCTCAAATGCAGGGTCGAAGACCACCCAACGCCCGGCCTCGGTCTCGCTCGCCGGCGAATAGCCGAACGCCCAGCAGTGCCCATAGCCTGGCCTCAGAAAGCGGTGCCACCACACGCTGTCGGCATGGATGAAGGTGAGAAACCAGAACGGCACTGGCTGCATCATCGCACTCGAAACCTGTTCCATCCCTGCCCTCTCCATCCGTTCGCAGGGGCGCGACGGGCCACCGCGCCGGCCGGGCGCGCGTGTTCCGGGCCCACCCGCGTCAGCAGCGCCCGACCACCGCCAGCACCGAGCACCGCGTATTGCAGCGCATCAGCGATATGGCTGTGCCGCCCCTTCTCCGGTACCTCGGAATGCCGCTCCCCCGTGACCTGCATCCGCGCGTATTGGTAGCCGCCGTCCATCGCCGCGATCAGCGCCACGCAGTGCGGACTCACCAGGAGGGCTGGCGCACCATCCTCCATCCGCCGGAGATATTCATCGACTGCCCCCGTCCGCACCGTGGGATCGTTCGATGACGCCTTCACGATGCGCAGCCCCTCGGCGCGGAACATCATGAAGGGCGAAATGTCATCCGCTTGCGCCAGATCATCGCCGGTCGGATCGCCGAACAGCGCGAAGCGCACGCCTGGATCCGGAAACGCGGTCGCCATTTCCTCCGTCAGCAGCCGGGCATAGGCCCGCGCGCCCATGTTCTCCGCCCAAAATTCATGCAGCACGCGCACCCGACCGTGCGCCACCTGGATGAACACCGTCGCCGGCGTCCGCCCGAAATCCTGCCCCACCGTGACGACAACCCCGGGCATCGGATCCAGCCGCGACCGCGCGACATGCACTTCCCGCCGGAAGCTCGGCCACACCGGCTTGCCCTGCCGCAGCCGGCCAGGCCGGTTCAGCAGCTCTGTCCGGATCTCCTCGGAAGTCTTGCCTCCGAGCGCGTCCTGGTAATAGCCCGGCCGCAGATGCGTCAGGTTCTCCGCGCCCGGGTTCGGCCTGTAGCCCACTACCCGGTCGCCCTCGCGGACCTCGATCACCGCCGGAGGCTGAATGTGGAACTCCCACCCGTCCGGCTTGATCAGCATTTGCCGGTCCGCTTCCGGCAGCCCCGCCGGCATCGCCTGCTGGCCCGACATCACCGCCGACCAGTGATCCTCCGTCGGCGCGTTCGTCTCGCCCATCACCTGCGGGAAGGCGCACCCCTCCTCCGAATGCGGCGGGAAGCGACCCGTCCGCTCGAGCGACACACCCACGATCTCACGCGGCAGATACCGATACTCGGACAGCCAGATGTCGCTCGCCTCCAGCGACTTGAAATCCTCCACGTCATCGGAGTGCGCCGCAGCGTAGAACAGCCATTCCCATTCCAGCCCCGGCTTCCGGATCATCCACCGCGGCCTGCCGCTGATGCTGATCGGCCCCCACTGCGCCTCCGGCATCACCTCCCGGATGCTCGGAATCACCGTGTCCACGAGCTGGCGATAGGTGTTCCGCACCACCACCGTCCGGCGGCGCCTGATGCCGTCCGCGCTGGGCGGCTGGAGATACAGCGCGTTCGTCTGCAACGACGAGATGATGCACCGCGTCTTCCCCGAACCTACCGGCCCCTGGAGGAACTTCGCCCGCGCCCGGCTTCCCAGGAACTGCCAGAGCGTGGCGCCGTCCAAGCCGATCGACAGATCCGGAGCCGTCGTCGCCTTGACGAGTCTTGGCCGCGCCATCCCGCTACCTCAGGCCCCGCACCAGCCGGCCCGCATCAGCCGTCCGCCCAACTCGTCGCGCGCAGCCCGCACCGGGCGCACATCGGCGCCCCGGTCGGCTGCAGCGTGAACAGGTCGTTGTCGCAGGAGCAGCGCCAAACGAGCTCGCCCTCCGCCGGGCCCATCGCGCCGACCCACACGCCCTTCTGCGTCCCGCACCCGTCGCACTCCAGGCGCGTCACCCCAACCGGCGCGACCGCCTGCCACTCGCGCCGACACTCCAGGCAACGCGCTTTGCCTGCGGCGTGCGGCTCGACCTCAGGCTGGCGGTAATCGGCGAGGCTCACGACATCCGCTGTCACCGGACCCTCGCGCCACTCGCGCTTGTCGCTGCCGTGCTCCGTCCGGTGGTCAGGGTCATGGGTCATGGCATCATCCCGCCCGCTCCATCACCTCGAGCACCGCCACCGCATTCCGGTGCCCCGGGTCGTGCTGCATCAGCAGCCGCACACCCTCCGTCGTCCCTGCGTGCTCCCCCATGATCGACCGCCGCCGCGCCTCATCCGCCCGCCAGCGCGCCGCGGTCGCGGCCATGTCCGGCGGCGCCACATCCTCGCTCACGGCGTCTCACCACCGGAGACAGAGCCGGAAGAGGGGGAAATCGTGTGCGTACCCCGGGCTGGACGAGCGCGCGGCCGTTTTGGACCCCCACCCCCGCGCTTCGCCGCGGCGCGCGGCGCACCCCGGGGAGGGGTCGCGGCCGGGGCGCGCCGACCGCGCCGGGCGACGGCCACCTCATCCCGGTGGTCCTCCCCCTCCGGTTCCGCTTCGCCTTCCATCACTTGCGGGAGGCGAGGCGCATGTTGTGCCAGCCGTGCGGCAATGTCGGGCGGCATGCCGACGAATGCGACCATGATCCCGCCACCTCCGCCCGGCTCAGCCTGCCCGATGCCCGCCAGCTTCAGCGTTTCCACGGCCGCGGTGAGCCGATGCCCAAGCGCACCCTCGCGCCGCACATGTCGTAACGTCGCGAGCGCAGCGGGCGCGTCCATCACAGCGAGCTCGCGCATGCGTTCGACCAGCGCATTCCGCACTGGTTCGCGGGCGAGCGCGCGCGACGCCTGTACGCGTGCAACCTCGCCTGTCCCATAGCCGGCGAGGGTTCCGGCTTCCTCGCGCGTGAGCTCGGCTCCGCTCTCGGCTGCGGTCACGATCGCATCGACAAGCGCGCGCTCTTTGTCGGTGATCCCTCGCGTTACGTTGGATCGCTGGTTGCGCATGTCCGGGCAGTGCAAGCGCAGGTGCTCGCGGTCAACGAAAGTGTAGGAAGGGGAGGCAAGGGGAGGCATTTCCCCACTTCCCTTATTACGTGCGCGCACGTGATGCGCGTAATGGTAAAGTGGATGCACTTCCCTCCACTTCCTCCCCTCTCCCCTGCCCCTGCCTGCATTTTTTTACGCAATGTGCGTAAATCCGATTGACAGGCGGGTTCCCGCTCGCCATTGTCACCTCACGCCCGGCGTGGTGCCGGGGCGGGGTTCGGAGGGTTCCGACGATGAGCGCAACCGGCGCTTCCTTTGCCGAGTATGAGCGGCGCATGAAGGCAATCCAGATGCGAGCCGACATTCGGAACAAGAACGCGGATACCGCCTACAAGCTGGGCTTGCTGCGGTTTGAGCCGTGGAAGCTGGTGGTGGTGAGCATCGGTGCCGGCGTGGCTTTGCTTGCCGCGGTGCAGGCGCTTCTCAAAGTCGCCGGCTGACACTCGCGCATCCCGCCGCTTCGGTGGCGGGATTGGCGAGTGCCAGCGTGGCGCTCAACAGGCCGGAGGGTTCCGGCTGGTTCATTGGGAGGGTTCCCTATGCCGTTCGACTCCATCGCCATTGCACGCCCCTACATGCGCGAAGGGACCGCCGCGCTGGCGGCGTTGGTTGCCAGCAATCCGCCCAATGACGTGCTTCGCTTGGTTCATGCCGAGCTGCATCACCGCTCCCGCCCCGCCGCGGTGCGCCTGGCGCAAGAGGTTGCCGCGAAGCTGAACGCCGCGCCGGCCTTCGAGGTGGTGCCGTGCATCCATGGCGAGCTCGCCCCGGAGGCGCGGGAGGTGGTGGTTTCGGTGGAGCGGAGCGCGGCGCCTCCGGTGCGGCGTTCCCGCGACGTGGCGCTTCCCTGCCCGGGCGACCACCGCGGCATTGCCTCCCCCAAGCATCGGACTGCGTGGAACCGGCTTTCCACGGAACGCCGCGCCCATTGGTCCGCCTGGCACGCTTGGCGCGAGGCTTGGCGCGCATGGCGCTATGCCGGCGGTGCCGATCCGGGCCCGGCTCCGATGGATGGCACTTCGCCCGAAGCGCTGGCGCTGGCGGAGCGCGCGAAGGGCGACGCGGCCCGCGAGGCGGAGCGGCTTGCGGCGGAAGCTGCGCACCTCGCCCATTGGGGTGGCGACCTTGAGGCGCGGGATGCCGCGGTGAAGTCGGCGCCGCGAGGCGACATGAACGACCCGGCGCACGTCGCGGTGGTGCATGCGCACATGGCTGCAGCGGCCGAGGAAGCGCGGAAGCGCGCGGCGCCTGCCCCGTCCAAAGCCGCCGAGGCTACGCCGCGGAAGGCGCGCCCTTCGACCGGCACCGCGGCCGCACGCAATCGGGCTGTCGCCTTCTAGTCGGACGGTCCGGACAGGTGGCGCTGCGGTGCCACCTAGCCCGACCGCCCGGCATAGTGCCGGCGGCGATAGTGGAGGGTTCCACAATGTCTCATGAGCTCACGATCCGCGCGGGCGGCAAGGTCGAGATGGCTTTCACCGGGGAGAACCCGTGGCACGGGCTCGGCCAGTCCCTTCCGGTCGGTGCCGACCTGGACGAGTGGCAGGTTGCGGCCGGCATGGACTGGCGAATTGACCGCGCGAAGGTCCGCTATCCCGCGCGGGCCGAGGACGCCGGGAACCCTGCCGCCTGGCGCGCCATGGATGATCGGCACGTCTTGCTCCGCTCCGACAATGGCGACGCGTTGGGCGTGGTCTCGTCGTCCTATCAGGAGGTGCAGCCGGCGGACGTGCTTGGGTTCTTCCGGGATCTGACAAAGGGCGCGGGCTTCGAGATGGAGACCGCCGGCACACTGTTCGGCGGCAAGCGTTTTTGGGCGCTGGCGCGCGTGACCGCCGATGCTCCAATCCTGGACGCGAAAGATAAGGTCGGCGGGTTCCTCCTCCTCTCCACTTCCGCGGACGGGAGCCTTTCGACTGAGGCGCGTTTCACTACGGTCCGCGTCGTGTGCAAGAACACGCTGGGGATGGCGCGGGAGAAGCGAGCCGAGGTGAAGGTGTCGCACCGGGCAGCCTTCGATCCGGACGCGGCGAAGGAAGCGCTTGGCGTGCGGCCGCAGGACATGCGGGAGCGCTTCGAGACGCAGATGGAGCAATTCCGCCGCCTGGCGCGGTCTCGTGCGACGCCTGCCGAAATGGTCCGGATGACACTGGAAGCCTTCGGGCATGATCCGGATGCCATGTCGCGGGATGATCTCGAGAAGGCGGCGCGCGCGCCCGCGGCGGCGGCGATCGGCACGCTTGCAGTCTCCGGTGACGGCCTGATGGGCGCCGACCTGTCCGGCGGCTCCCGGACCGCCTGGAGCTGGCTCAACGCGGTGACGCAGTATGTGGACCACGGGGCGCGCGCGCGGTCGCAGTCCAATCGCCTTGACAGCGCATGGTTCGGGCGCGGCGATGCGCTGAAGATGAAGGCGCAGGAGATTGCGATCCGCCACGCGGGCGGGGCGGTGCTCTATGCGCCGGAGCAGCCCGCCGGCGGCTCCCTGCTCGATGACGTGCTGGCGGCAACGCCCGTGGCTGCCTAACGGTCGCGCCCGTGAGCCGGGGGTGGTAGCCTCCGGCTCACATGGTGACCGCCAGGCTGCCGCCTGCGGCGTTGGAGGGCATGACGTGACAAGCGAGGAGCTCCGCGCATTCTGCGACAAGGTCGGCATCACGCCGGCCCGCTTCGCCGAGCTCTGCGGCGCGAAGCCGGGCGCGCGCCCGTCCTGGACGCGCGACGGCGACATGGGGCGAGTGCCGCTGGCCGTGGACGCGCTGGCGCTGTTTATGGAGCAGGTACACGGCCGGGCGTCATATGACACGCTCGCCGATACCCTCGAGCGCCAGGCGGTGAGGCTGCGGGCCGCGGCGCGCGCGGCGTGACCGAGGAAGAGTTTCGCGCAATCTGCGCCAAGGTCGGCATCACGCCCGAGCGCTTCGCGGAGATCGCCAGCCAGAATCCGGAGCTGCTGCGGGATCTGATGCGGGGACGCCCAGCCGGAGAGGTGCCGGTGGAGGTGGAGGCGCTGGCACTGTTCGCCGAGGGCCTGGGCCAGCCGAAGATTCGCGCCGAGCTAGCCGAAATAATCGCGCAGGTGGGTCGGAGCACGCGCTAGGCGCCTAGCACCGGGGCGCCCTTGCCCTTGGGGCCCCGTCGCTGATCGCTGCGGGCGGCCCTGCCGCGGGAAGTCGACTCTACATCTAGTTGCCGGCCGAGGAATTCCCCCCGCAGGTTGCTCCTCACGGCGGCGGGAGGCCTGATTTTTCAGTTCGATACAGAGCGAGGTTGAATCGCATGCGCGAATCAGCATTATGTTGAGCCACGTCGCCACGCCTGCGCTCAAAATTTGGGGCAGGGTCCGTTTCGAAGCGGGCACCATCGAGCGACAAGCGTGTTTAATCGGGGGGTGGCCTCCCATGTGCCATCCTTGAGGCCCTGGCCTCAGGATGCAGCCGTGATTCCGGCTGCGGGTGCATTGGTAGGACACCCCAGATCTAGGAGGAGTATGCCGTGCAGAACATCAAGACCGATGCAGCAATGCTGAAGGTGCTTGAACGTGCCGCGGGCGGCAATCTGAGCGCTGAGGAGATCCATCGTCAGCGGGTCTCCTTCATCATGGGTTCGCTCGCACCGAACAGCGCTGTCACGCGGGCTAAGGTAGAAGAGGTACTCGTCCGCCAGGCTGGGGGCGCGGCGAAGAAGTGATTCTCTTCGAGATCACCGGCCAAGAGGACCATCCAGCCTACCAGGCTCTGGAGATCTCGAACGGCAACAGGCAGTATGATTTCCTGCGATCTATCGTGGAGGCCGCCCTGGCAACAGGGCGGCCCTTTCTGTCGCAGCATATCCTGAAGGCACTGAATTTTCAGGCAATCACATGCCTACACACCAGCGCCGGCGAGTATCGGCCATGTGAGGTGACCGTAGGCGATTATCATCCCCCGGCCCACTATCAGGTGCAGGCGCTGATGGATGATTTCGTTAATCAGGTGAATCGCTTTTGGGAGAAGGAAGATCCCGTCGTCCTGGCCACCCTGGTTCTCTGGCGCCTAAACTCCATTCATCCCTTCATCAATGGGAACGGTAGGACGGCACGAGCAGCGAGCTACTTCATCTTGTGCCTCCGCGCAGGAGGTTGGCTCCCCGGCACGACCATCTTACCCGAGTTGCTTCGTCGGAACCGCGATCGATATGTCCAAGCCTTGCAGCACGCGGATCGGTCGGCCGCCGCGGGCAATCTCGATCTCGCCCCCCTACACGGATTGATGGTGGAACTGCTCGCGCAGCAGTTAGCTCCTTTCAAACCCGTCAATGGTCAGGACCCGGCCTCTCCCTAGCCTGCCAAATCTTACGGCACCTTCTCCACCGGCGGATGGCCCCGCCCACGCTAGGCGCCGTAGCGCCCGGGCTAGCCTTCCTCGCCACCGTCCTGCGGCGAGCGCTGTAGCCCAAGCCCCTGGACCCACTGCAGCCCGTTGACTTTCTTGTAGCGGAGGCCGGGGGTTCGTTCGATCGCGCCGCGGAAGATGGATGCTGACGGCACGTCTTCACCGTTCCCGCGGGCCCAGGCTTGGCAGTCCTGCAGGAGCCTGCCGGGCTTCTCTTGCAGGACCGGATCCACGATGCCGCGTTCCTCAATCCATCTGCCAACGATGTCCTGCGTCTCGAAATAGTCCTTGGTGGCGTCGGTCACGACTCTGGGCCGGAGCAGTCCGTTCCGCTGCCAATCGACGCATCCCTGGATCATCCACCGCAAGATGCCAGGCGCTTCTGCCTTCAGCTTCGCCTCCAGGTCACGATCAGGCGTCGCCGGCTTGTGGACGAACGGCACGATGTTGAAGCGGCGTCGGGCGGCTTCATCCACGTTCTTCAGCTTCGGGTGGTGGTTGCCGATGATCGTCAGCTTGAATTGCGGGATGTAGGTGAAGGGATCTCGGCGCATGAAGTTCGCGGTGATCGGGTCTCCGCCTGTCATCAGCTTGATGCGGCTCTCCGCCCACGCCCTGCCCTGTTCGGTCTCGCTGGCGGCGACCATGCGAGCCCCGCGCATCGCGGCCAGGAAGGTCTTGTGAGCGCTCAAGCCATCTTCGGTGAAGGTGTCCATGGCGGCTGTGTGGTGATAGTCGGCGAGCAGAAAGGCGACGGTGTTGAGGAAGACACCTTTGCCGTTGCCGCCGGCGCCATGCACATAGATCAGCGCTTGCTCGCGAATGCTGCCCGTGAGGCAGTAACCGCACCACTGCTGCAGGAAACGGATCAGATCCTTGTCGTCTTTCGTGGCCTGCCGAAGAAACGCCAGCCAGAGCGGGCAGTCGGCGGTATCTGCCGGCGCCACCGCCGCTTGACGGGTGATGTAGTCTTCGCGGCGCGCCGTCCGAAGGATGCCGGTGCGCAGGTCCACCACGCCGCCAGGCGTGCCGAGCAGCATGATGTCGGTGTCCCATACCTCCGCATCCACCGCGAGGCATCGCGCGCGCTGGGCCATGGTCTCCACCGCATTGGCGAAGGCCGCGCGGCCGGTTCTGGCCTTGCCCTTCTCGTCTTCTCCGCGGTTTAGATCCCGCGCCAGGTTCCGCGCCCAATCGAACGCGAGGCCGGTCTTGTTCTTCGCCCAATGGGAGCCGGTCCACGCGAACCACGCGCCGGAGTCGTGGCAGTAGCGAAGATCCTCGCGGTGCTTCTGCTCGAACGCCAGGGCAACGCCGTCTTCGGTCAGCTCGAAGTCGCCGAAGTTGGCGCCCGCGGCCGGGCCACCGGCCGCTTTCGGCGGTGGCGCCGCCGCGTCGGCATCGCTGAGGTGATAGGTGATCCCTGACCCGACATCGTGCAGGGTTGGAGCGTTGGCCTTGCCTAGCCGGAGGACCGCCGCCTCCGACTTCGATGCGCGGAAAGGCGTCTCGCAGCGCAGCTTGCTGCCAGGCTTCATCTCCGCGATCCAGGCGCGGAGCGTCTTCACCTTGCTCTTGCGCTCGATCTCGGTGTCCCAGGTCAGCTCACCGATGCTCCGGACAGCCACGCCGGTCTTGCTCGAGCTGATCTCCAGCTTGCTGCCGGTGGCCTCGGCGTAGTCATGGAGCGCGTCGTCGTCGGGAAGCTGGACGCCGCTGACATCGAGGACGCCGGCGCCTTCATTCACGATGCGAATGTCTGCGTCGGCGGCGACAAAGCCCAGCGCCTGCACGTCCGGCTGCGCGACGAAGACAAGGCGCCCGCGATCCCACGGCGCCAGGTCGATGAGGGTCCGGCGCGCGTAGCCGACCACCTTGCCTGGTTCTGAGCGCGAATACCGCGGCGAGGGGAAGCTTAGGTTTGTCAGCGCGGCGCTCACGCCTACCGCGTGGCGCAAGACCTCGAGCTTTGCGGGGTCCGAGATGCGCACCCAGGCATGCGTCGGGCCACCCGGCTCGTCGCCCTCCCTATGGACGCGGGCGGATGAGCCGCGGAGCTCGATCCTCTCGCACGTCGAGATGCCAGGGCATGCCGCTTCCATCATCTCCAGGCGGTCGCGGAGACCCAAGGCTGCCCATTCCTCCGGGATGCCAGGGGGATTGTCGATCTCGATCAGCGTCCAGGGAGACGGGTCCATGCCGCGCTTGAGGCGCGCGGCAACCCTCTCGCTCCCGATGACATGGACGCCCCCCTCAACCTCGCCTTCGGGCTGGCGCAGCCGCCTCGCGAGCGCGCCCTCGGCGATCACCTGGAACGGCTGACCTTGATGGTTGTGCATGATCCCGGTGCAGAGCACTAAGTCGCGGGAGGTGGTGACGCGTCGCAAAAGCGCGGCGAGCGTCGGCGCGTCGGGCACGGCGACAGTCTCACCGTTGCCTGCCGTGATGTTGGCGATCGCGGTCTTTTCGAGCTTGCCGCCCTCTCCCGCTGTGTATCGCTTGGCGACCGTGTTCGGTGTCGTCGCCAGGATCAGCGTGAGCGCAGCGCTGGGGCTATCGCTCATGCGGAGGAGCGCGCGCTCCCCTGCATGGAATTCGCACCGTAGAGGCCGATCAAGGCGCTTTCCGCGCGCCCGTCGTCTTTCACCCGCGCGAAGGCACCGGCCTGGCCGGGCCAGCACTGCGCGGCGCGAACGCGGGAAGGCGTCTTGTCCTTCGGCGTCTTGCCCTTCGGGATGCGCAGGTCTCGCTTCCAGATCTGCGGACGAACCATCGTTACGGCCACGCCGACGCCGGCCAGCACGCCCTCGATGCCTCCGAAATTGCGCCCGAACGAGAACGCGCCCGCATGGCCCTCTCCGGGCCGGCTCTCCACCTCCTCGATGAAGGCGTGGATCGGCCGGCGATCGGTCTCGTTGAGCCATGCGGCGAGGACCGCCGGCATGAGCCGCGTGCGGCTGCCCACCTTGACCACTGGCAGGTCGCGCACTTCGATGAGGCGCCCGCTGTCGGATAACCAGGCGATGCCGCCGGTGGCGCCAGGGTCGATGCCGATGATCATGTCGGGCTGTCCTTCTGCGCGACCGGGACAAACACGATGGCGCAGTGCCTCGAGCACCAGGATTTCCCCGGGACGGTCGGCGCATTGCAGAACAAGGCCGGGCGCGGCGGCGGCTCATCACCCCATAAGGGCCACTGGCATTCCCGCACCGGCGCGCTTGGCGTGCCGTCCCCGCGCAAGACGGCGGCGCCGGTGCCGCGCCAACGCTCCCCGTTCGCCCGTCCCCGGGAGGTGGTCGAGAGTGCGACCAGCCGCCGGAGGTGGGAGCGCGCGGCGGCGTCCACGGTCTGGCCCTGGATCACCGCGCTACGGCTTCACCTGCGCCGCTACCCAGCGGAACACGAATGCCCGCGCCTCGCGCAGCTTGATTCGCAGCACGAGCAGCACGTCGGGCATTCAGTTCCTCCATCAGCTTTTGAGCGAAGACCTCATCGCTCGCGGCGATGCGGAGCAAGGTGGCGGCGGCCATGCGGCGCCGGCCGGATAGCCAGTCTTTGGCGCTGGCGATGGGGGCGCCCGCAGCCTGCGCCACACGCTTCGCGGCGTGGCGAGGCCACCGCGCCCGCAAAAGGGTGGCAATCGCCACCTGGTCTGTTGTGGCGTTCATTTCGCTCATGCCTCATTCTCCCACCCGATCAAGGAGAGGGAGGGTTGCGAATGCGCTTGCTGATGATGGGGTTGATGCTGGCGGCCACGACGCTGACCGCTTGCGTGTCGCGAGAGACTCGGCTGGCCAACTGGAGCGCTCAGTGCGAACGCGACTACGGCTTCACGCCCGGGACGGATGCCATGGCGCGGTGCGTGATGGATCTGGATAGCCGGCGCGAGCAGATGCTCGACAGCATCATGGCCGACAGTGCGACCACTGCTGCGCCGGCCCCGATGCCGCTCTACGTCACGCCCCCGCGGTAGCGCGATCGTGTCGTGGGAGTGGCCTACTGCGGTGACCGCGTTCAGCATCTACGCCGCCGTGCTCTCGGCTCGGGCCGCGCGCTTGGCCTCTCCGATGCTGCGCTGGGATGATACCCAGTCTTCGAAGGCGACCGCGCCATCGGTCGCCTTCTCGATCTCCTGCACTGCCGGCAGCGGCGGGCGCCGGGAACCGACCGCCCATGAGTGGATGGTCGAGACCTTCCGGCCAACCCGTGCCGCGAAGGCAGCCAGCGTCACACGCTCTTTAGCCAGGTAGTCAGCGAGGATCATGATGGCCTTTTACGCGATGCGCGCAAATTCGCGCAATAGGGAATTATGCGAGAGCGGCGTTCCGCGTTTGGGGCGAGTGCGCGACGCTCCGCCCATGCCGAAGCGCCTAAATTCGCTCTCACCCGAGGCCGCAGCTTTCCAAGCTAAACTGCGGATCTGGCGCAAGAGTAGGAAGTTAACCCTAGAAGCTCTTGCGGAACAAACCGGGTATGCGGTATCAACCCTGCATGGATGGGAGAAGGGGCACCGCGAAGTGGGCACAGAAGACCTAGTGCGGCTAGCTGCCGTCTACGGGGTCCACCCAGCAGCGCTCCTCATGGCTCCCGAGGAAGCCAATCCTAAGGTTGATCGAATGATCCGGGCAAGCGGCCTAGCCGAACGCCTCGGAAGCCAGTCTGCCGAGCAGTGGCTCGCCATCGGTGAGACCCTCGCAAGTGACAAGCGCGGAGACTGAATCCGCGCATCGCGTAAATTTCTGGTTGCGATAATTTCGCATACCGCGTAAATCTGCGGCATCAGCACGGATGCCGCAGATGGTTCGACCAGCCCCATCATCGATTGACCTGCAGCGCGACGAGGCCGTTACCGCGCCCGTCGCAAAGCGGAAGCGCCTCTTCCAGCCCGGCGACCTGGCCGCGTTCCGGAGCCGGCACGACACGATCACCATCATCATCGAGCGGCTGAAGACGGGCGACGCACCCGTCTTCTGTACCGTCACGCCACGCTTCGCTGGCTTGCCGCCATTGGATGACGGCTTGCTCATCGACCTCGATAGTGCCGCCCTGCTCGCAGCCTGCGAACGCAACCTGCGCACCTTCGCCCGGCTCATCGCGGAGTGCGAAGCCGACCAGGCCGCCGCCTCCAAGGCGGCGGGCCGCTGATGTTCGGCCGGAAGCTCGCGCGTCGGATCAGCCCGGCGCTATGGGGCCGCGCCGCGCGGCGACGCTCCCCCGTCGTCATGGATGCGCTGATCGAGGTGTTTGCCTCGGTCGCGATCGTGGGCGTGACGCTTTGGGCCGTGCTCAGCGGCGATCTGGTGGTGCGCTGATGAAGCGCCCCTCGCCTCCGAAGCACACGCTCGGCCAGCTCCGCAACATCGCGGCCGACCTCGGCATCCGGAACCTGTCGAGCATGACGCGGGCAGAGCTCGAGGATGCCGTCGGCCAAGCGCTCGCCCTGGAAGCTGCCGAACAGCACCACCACGCACTCGCGTGGATCCGGGTCGCCTGATGCCTCCGCTCGGCCCCTACGAGAAGCCGCGAGAGCTTACCGAGGTGCTGGAGTTGCTCGGCTGCGGCCGAACCTGGCTCCTAGCGCACCTGAAGAAGCATCCTCAGCACGCCGGCCGACCGACGCATCGCCGCGTCGGCAAGCGGATCGTGTTTACCGAAGCCGACTATGCCCACCTGCTGGAGACGATGGCGCCATGCCGCTCGACAAGAAGCTCCGTGGAGGAATCTGGTGGCTCTCCGGCACCGTCGCCGGACGCCGCATACGAGAGAGCACTAAGATCCCTGAAGCGCTTAAAGACCTCGCGGAAGCGCGGAGGGTCGAGCGCGAGCGCGAGCTCATCCAACGGTCCGTCTTCGGAGAAAAAGGGCTCGTCACCTTCGCCGAAGCCGTCGATAGCTACCTCAGCGCCGAACAGCGCTCCCCGGTTACGGCTGATTACATAGACCGGCTACTCCAGCACTTCGGGCCGCGGACGATGTTGAAGGACATCGACCAGGTTGCGCTAGACCGCGCCTACAAAGCGCTCCTGCGCCCGGATGTGGTCGGCGCAACCAAGATACGGGCCGTGTTGACGCCGCTGCGCGCGGTGTTGCAGCACGCCGCCACGCGAAGGTGGTGCGACGTGCCGGCCTTCGAGGAACCCAGCACGCGGGACAGCGATACCCGGACGGACATCCTGCTCCCGGACCAGGCTACCGCCTTCGTGCAGGGGGCGACTGCGCTGGAGCATCGCGCTTACTTCACCTTCCAGATCGCATGTGGGACGCGCGCCAGCGAAGCCTTCGACCTGCCGTGGTCGGACGTGGACCTGCGCGGCGCGCGGGCCCGGGTGCGGCAGAAGCAAGGCACATGGCGGGAGCTCGACCTGCCGCGGGTCGCGATTGCCGCGCTGATCTCGCTGCCGCACCGCGAGGGCTTCGTGTTCCGCCCGCCGGCGCGGATGCACCACGGGAAGATGGTGCAGGCCAAGCGCTACGCGGACCACGGCCGCGCGGGCGGCGGCCAGGTCGCGACCGCGTTCGGAACCGCGTGCCGGCGCGCTGGGCTGCCCGGCCGCTGGGTTGAGACGACGCGGAAGGCGGATCGCTACTGGCAGCCGGAGCTGCGCTTGCACGATCTGCGGCACACATGGGCGAGCTGGCATTACCTCATCCACCGGAGCGAGCTGAAGCTCATGCTCGACGGCGGATGGTCCAACCAAGGTCAGATCCGCCGCTACACGCACCTCATGCCGCACGCATACCGCGACGAGGTGATCGCTTGGCTCAACGGGGAAATCACGGAGGCGAAAGCTGTCGGATGAAGGGGACGATCGAAGACATGACCAGGGCCATCCAGGATCCGGCCGCGATGATGAGCACCCGCGCGATCGCGGGCGAGCGTAGCCGCGGGATGGCGGCCATGCTGGCGGCGATCGGTGAAGTCGAGCCGGCGCCTGGCGCCGCCGACGAAGACTTGAGCCTGCTGCACCTCAAGCGCGTCAAAGCGCTCCGGATGCTGGCGCCGCATACCCCGGTGATTACGCCGAAGGACGCCGCCGTGACGCTGTCTCTCGCCGCCGATGCTTTGGCCGACGCCAAAGACTTCGAGTGGTCTGAGGCGGAGCGGGAACGGCAACTGCATCAAGTGCATCTGATGCTCGGACAACTCGGCCTGTGGATGCGCGATCGGCTCTGCGCCCCGCCGTTCCGCTTCCCGTGGATGCAAGATGCCGCCTGCTACGTCGCCTCCCCTGATGAGGCTGGGCCCGATGCGGCACTGATCGCGCTCTGCGAGCAGTACGACGAGGCTCATGTGGCCTACGCCGAGCGCAACAAGGAGGACGGCGACGAATATGAGCAGGCGCTGGCGCGTCTGGAGGCGCAGCTAGATCCGCTCCACGCGACGACGCTCGAGGGCGTGCTCGCGAAGGTGAAGGTCGCGAAGCGGAAGGCCCAGGAGGCGGGCGGCGGCTTCAACTTCGGCTGCGAAAACGTCTGGATGGAGAGCATCCTTTCCGACCTCGCCGCCATTGGGGAGCGCAGGGCGTGA